GATTACCAACCAAAGCATGATACTCGATATTGCGTTTAGCCAATTGATCAAAGAAATATTCTTTACCACGCTTTAAAGAAACATAGTTAATAAATTTACGACGATCAAATGTATCACCTAAATCAAATACTGTAGTAATACCATGCTCATCTAAATAAGGAAAGAAACATTCCAAAAAGAATTTTTCTTGATGATCTGCAAATACTTTGGAATCACCACGTACCCCAATATGCATATCAGTTACAACTGCTATTTTCATCCCCACCACCCAAGTTTTACTGTATTGTGTATAATAATAGCGAAACAAGTAAGAATATGAACTACCCACCAAAATGTTCTAATAATAGCTACAACATCTGCTTGCTTATCTGTTTCGCCTACTTTTTCACCAAGACTCTTAGCCCAAACTCTCCAAGCTGTCTTAAGCTTTGTCGTCTTTTGCTTCTTTGTCTTTGTCATTTTTCTTAGCCTTGTCCTTTGCCAATTTCTCTTCATAATCGCTGATAAAATCGCTCATATAATCTTGGCCAGTATTCATTTGCAAAGCTACGTCATCTCCAGTATATGTTTCACCTGCTGCTAACATTTGCTGAGAAGATTTAAAGCGGATGTACATTTGCTTTTTCTCTTTTTGAATACGGCGTAAAAATGCGTACCAAATAATTTGAGTAAAATATGCAAAGGGGTTTTGAGATTTTTCTTCGTTGAAGTTCATAATGTACAATAGGCAATTTTCAATGCCATCTGAAATCATGTCCTCTTTATAAGAATATCCTGAGAAATTTGGTTTGGTAGCCAGTCTTGTAGCAATTTGGTAAATACAAGTTCCGATGTAGTCTGGAACACGTGGTCTTCCTTCACCCGCGTCCTCAGCTTCTCTACAATCTTTTTTGTATTGAACCAATGCATCAAGAAGGTCTTTGTTGTTGACATAATTACGTGTCTTGCGTTTAGCCATGTAACCCTCCTAGATTAAAGTTTACTTTTCTACTTAATACTACTATAATACAGTTAGCAACTAATGTCAACTGTTTTTATTCAATTTTTTTCATCATGTGGTAAAAAAACAGTTGACACCTTCTTCAGACCTGGTATAATGGATTTATCCGATACAAAATAATAATAGATTTAATTATATCTGTATGGTATAGACTTTAAAGTCAAATTGTTCTCTACCATATATCTCGATACGTTTACGGAAATGTTGTAGAGTATAATTTGTGAATGATCCCACCGACAAATCATCAGTAATATCATATAGAGTTGCCTTATCGGCGTCGTTGCCCTTTCTTAGGGCACGACCAATTGATTGTAATACTTTGACTTCAGATTTAGAACCAGAAGCAAAGATAACATTATCAAGTTTTTTCAAGTTAACACCTGTTGAGAATACACCGTAAGAAGCAAGAATATCATGACGTTTCACTGGATCATTTTCAATTAAATGACGAATGTTTTCACGTTCATCACCTTTGGTTCCGCCATGGATAAAGTGTAGTTGACGACCTTCCTTTTCAAGCATTGGAGCAAGAATCTTACCATGCTTTTCAACAAGATCAAATAATACCAAATTATTTTGTCCTTCCAAAGACCATAGCAAATTACGAATAAAGATATTGCGCTTATGGCTATTTACTAAGAACTCACGTTCAGCTGGATAGCGTTTGCTTCCTTCTTTAATTTGTTTAAATGCTTTATGGAAATTTTTACGTTGTTCTTGTTCGTAAGATAATACAATTGCTTTAATATTAAAGTCAGCAACAGTACCGGCATCCATCAAATCTTTTGTTGATACGTGTTTACGAACTGCACCAAAGCAACCTTCTAATACAAGCCGGTGGGTCTTTGTTTCTTCTGCTTTTAGAGTACCGGTAAAGCCATGGCGATAATAGCAATTATCTAAGCCTTCCATAATCTTTTGGAGTGATTTAGCTTGGAAAGTATGTGCCTCATCTCCAAGGACTACATTGAATTGGCTAAACCATTCTTTTGGTAGTTTAATTAATGATTGCCATGTTGAGACGACAATAGGAGCATCCGTATTTTTATCGATGCCACCTTGGATTTTATATATGAGTTCTTTGTCACATCCGTAGTCTTCAAAGTCTCCAGCCATTTGATGTACCAGAGATATCGTTGGTACAATAATAAGTGTTCTATGATTATACGCCTGTAGGTAGTGTTGAGTAATAAGGTAGATAATTAATGACTTACCAGAAGATGTAGGTGACAACGACAAAGAACGGCTATCACGAATAGCATCTACAATGTATTGGTTTTGGTAATCACGCGGCTCAAATTTACATCCAATATCCTTGGCGATTTGGTAACCATAGTCATCTGGAACTGTTTCACCAAGCATTAAGTGGTCAGGAGCATTGATCTCGTAACCACGATCTTCAGCAAATTTTCTGAGTTTAGAGAACAAACCAACATATAGCTTCGGGCGTAATGCTTGGAATATACGAATCCAACCATCCCAGATACGGTTCTTATATGCTGGTGAAAATTGATAGTTAGCCGGCTGAAATTTAAAGTAATCTTCAAGCTCCATTCTAATACCAGAATCAGCTTCGATTTTCAAATAAACCGCATTGATTTGTTCTACGTTAATCACATCAGCCATTATATAATACCTTATTAATAATCTATAAGACTATTTATATTAATATTCTCCGTGCTGAAACTTGGTAATTTCTATCATGTTCTTGATAATGAAATTCCTACCGTGAATAGTTTTAATGATGTCTTCGAGAAAATTTGCTCGAGTAGAATGGAAATCAATTTTAAGACTCAAGTTAATAATATCTCTATCAGCTTGAATGTGCTTATCTAAATCCTGTCGAATAATTTTTCTTTGGCATGGCTTCCATCCACGTTCACGCAAATCTTCTTCAGCCATTGTACCATCATAGTAATCTCGTTTTGCGAGCTCTAATTCTTTATAATCGTAGCGCAATTTCTTTACACGCAACGCTTCTTTATAGTACATTGTATAGTATTTGTTGTGGAGTTCTGGGATTCGTTTGGATTCGCCAGCTAGGTTAGACTCGTCGATTTTACAGTCTACTGCCCAGATTTCAGAAATATCATCAGTGCTCATTATATACGCCTTTAACGGTTGATTAACATTATTATTCTACCATAGGTAGATCTAAATGTCAACTGATTTTTTCAAAGTCCATGATATTATATCTGAACGTTACATTACATTCTGGGTAAATAATGTCAGTTCCGGTCACGTCAAGTTGAACAGGACTGAGAGCAATTGGGAAGCAATCTGTAAAGAAAAATCTAAGATTGGCATTTCTAGAGCTGTTTTCTACGATAATAGATATGTCTGATCTAGTACTATCTTTACCGCTTTCTAGGTTTTTGTATTGATCTGTAGACTCAGGAGATCCAATGCCTTGCATCCATCTAAAGATCTCATTATAGTTATCCATGTTTTCGTCTATAATAAAACTTAGGTCTAACTCAGCAAATTCTATACGATCTGGTGTATTATATAGATTATGAATAGGAGATGGTGTTAGCACCTGTCCAGCGGATACACTCGGAATAGATACCCTTTGAGTAAAGAATTCTACATTCGGTAGTCTATCGATCGCAACCTTAAACGATACTGGTGACAAATAATTTGTAATCATTTTGAATTTTCCTATTGACATTAGTTAGAGGGCATGATAGTATTTATAAATAGTCAGCAACAACCGGAAGGTTATACATATGAAGGAAAGACATCTCCCTTGTTTTGCTTTTGACGATCCATGCGATGATTGTTCACATTGGTGCGGCAAAATTTAACAGTTGACAAACCTTTAATTATGGTATAGTATAGACAAATAATGTTCTCAAATGGAGAAAAGCTTTGAGTGAAGATTTTAAAATTCTAACAGCCCGCCAACACGTTCGTGAAAGAATTGGCATGTACATGGGTTCATCAGCACGTGAACCTATTGAACGCTTCGTTATGGGCAAATGGCGTACAGTTGAATACGTTCCGGCGTTGTCTAAAATGGTAGATGAGATTCTCGATAACTCTATCGATGAAGCCATCCGTACTAATTTTAAGCATGCTAACAAAATCAACGTATCAGTAGATAATAATAAAGTAATCATTACAGACAATGGTCGTGGTATTCCACAAGAACTTGTTTATGATGAAACTACTGATAGCAAAATTGCTCGAGCAACAGCAGCATGGACAAGAGTAAATGCCGGTACAAGCTTCGATGATAGTCGAGTAACAATTGGTACTAACGGTGTTGGTTCAGCTGCTACTAACTTCCTTTCATCTAAGTTTGTTGGTAAAACTTGGTCTAATGGCAAAATGCTTACTGTTGAATGTAAGAATGGTGCTGAGCAAATCACTGAAAAAACAACTCCAAAAGATGGTAATGGCACTGAAGTATGGTTCATTCCTGATTTTGAATTGTTTGAATGCGAAAATCTTGGCGACTATGATACTATTGAACTAATCGAAGATCGTTTGGTAAGTCTTCAAATGGCATTCCCAGAAATTGCTTTTTCTTTTAATAAGAAACGCATTAAGGTAAACAACCTTAAGAAATACTCTGAATTGTTTGGTGAAGATGCAATTGTTGAAAAAACTGATAATCTTTCGTTCTTTATTACAACGTCTGAAGATGGATTTCGTACAAACTCATTTGTGAACGGCGTTAACACACGTCAAGGTGGTACTTATGTCGACTATATCGTAAATGGTATTGTTGATGAGCTGGTTACCATGATTAAACGTAAGCATAAAATTGAAGTTGTTAAGTCAACTATTAAGAGTGGTCTTACGTTTGTTATGTTTGCTAAGAACTTTACAAATCCAAAATTCGACTCTCAAACAAAAGAACGTCTTACGAATCCAACTGGTAATGTAAAAGAACATGCTATTGCTTCTGGTGCTCGTGATGCTGATTTCTTTGCTCGTAAGATTATTAATACACCTGCTATTATTGATCCAATCATTGAAGCTCAATTGGCTAAGAAAATTGCTGCTGATAAACGAGCTGCTACAATGGCTCAAAAGAAACTTCGTAAAGTAAAAGTAGCTAAGCATATTTCAGCTAACCGCGATGATGCTACTCTTAAGATTGTGGAAGGTGACTCAGCTATGGGCTTCCTTCTTAAAGTAAGAGATCCAAATAAGGTTGGTGCTATGCCATTGCGTGGTGTTATTATGAATACATGGGATATGAAACCAGCTGACGTTCTCAAAAATAAAGAATTATCTGAATTGATTTCAGTTCTTGGATTGGATATTACTAATCCAAACTCAGTAGATGATATGACATATAGAAATATCGCTACATTAACCGATGCCGACCATGATGGTATTGGCCACATTAGTCCACTATTGCTGGCCTTCTTCTATAAATTCTGGCCTCGTCTTTTCTCTGAGAAACGTGTAAAAATTACTCGTACTCCTATTATGATTTCAACCAAAGGTAAAGATGTTAAGTGGTTCTATACATACGAAGAAGCAAGTCAATTCAAGTCGACTGAAAGCGGTTGGAAACACCGGTATATCAAAGGTTTGGGAAGCCTTCAAGAAGAAGAGTATAGTGTTATCGTAAATGAACCAGTTTATGATACGGTGACAGTAGATGATGCAGGAATTTTCCAAATGATGTTTGGCCGTGATAGTCAACTTCGCAAAGAATACATGTTTCAATAAAGGATTATATAATGGGAACTCATAGACCTAAGGATAGGGACACTGAAACTGAAGATCTTGTCGCTGAATATTTAGCTAAAGGCGGCAAGATTACCAAGGTAGAAACTAAATCCATGCCAAGTGAGCTTGGTATTAGTAACTATACTTGGGGCAATTCACTAACAAAAAAAGAAAAACAAGCAAAAGAAGGACCATTAGATGAGCAATCTTAGAGAACAAATTTTAGATTCAGTTAAATCGCATGCCATTGGTCATATCAATAAACATAAAATGAATGTTGAGGTATACCTTACTAATCCAGCAGGTATTGGCGAGCATCCAGATGTATTGGAAGCAATTGAGCAAGAACTCAAAGTGATTGCTGAATATGAAGATCAGTTGGAAATTATTTCAAAGTATTTTGAAATTGACAGTTGACAATAGTTAATAACTGGTATAGTATACTTACATGAATGATAAAAAACTTAAATACTACTTTGATATATTCAAAGCTTTTCAAGCTCCTATACTAGACGAAGAGCTATCTGATCGTAAACAATATGGCATTCGTGCCTTTTCTTCTACGCAAGGTTGGTTCTTCGATAATACTTGGAGAGTCGTAGGTATTACTCAGGACGCACTTGATGCTTTTAAAGCAATAGACTTTGCTAGGATTCCAACTCGTAAAGATCCTATTGCAGTTGAAAGAGCCCACATCAATCAAAGAGCTCTATGGTTAGAAGAACTATTCAACACTGAATGGGATAGCATGCATGAATGGTGGAGTTTTATTCATTCAAATGATAAGGTCGTCTTAGCTACTACTTTAGAGAACAAGCAATCAGATCAAATGGGTATTCCTTTAAAGATTGCTTATGATATTCCTGATAATGGTGAGTACTTCAAAACTAATTATATCGGCTGCAAATACCGCAAAAAAGTAGAAAAAGTTTTGCTAGAAAGTTTTAAACAGTTGACAAACGTTAATGACTAGTATAGTATAGTCTTATAAAGTTAAACAGGATCCATAATGAGCTTAGACCAATTTATGTCAAATGCAACACCAGTTACCTCCCAAGGTGATTATCCAATAAGCAAGGTAGCATCAAATGAATGGCTTTCATTTGCTATGTATACAGTCGAAAGTCGAGCAATCCCTAATATGATTGACGGCTTAAAGCCTGTTCAAAGGTTCTACCTTTACAGTTCGATCCTCAACTCAAAGCGTGACTTTAAGAAAGTATCCGCTGTTGCAGGTATCATTTCGGACTATGGATATAATCACGGGGAGGGGTCCGCCGCGGGGGCGGGTCAACTTATGGCAGCGACGTGGAACAATAACGTCTGCTTAGTAGAAGGACGAGGATCATTTGGTACTCGCCTTGTGCAAGATGCAGGTGCTCCACGGTATGTTTATACGCGCCTTAGCGAAAACTTTGATAAGTATATTCGCGATGTTGACCTCGCCCCCGCACATCAGGATCCTGAACACGAACCACCGGCTTACTATCTTCCTATCGTTCCTTTGGTATTAGCTAATGGAACAAAGGGTATTGCAACAGGTTTTGCTACAAATATTCTACCACGATCTATTAAAGGGCTCTCTGGTGCAGTTCGTGAATATTTGTCTAGTGGTACTATTGCCAACCATGTTCCAGTGTCATTTCCTGAGTTTAAAGGAACTGTCGACTATGACTCGGTTGAAGGTCGACACGTCGTTAAAGGTGTTTATGAGAAAGTCAGTAAAACAGTATTAAAAATTACTGAAGTACCATACGGCTTTGATCGCGAGTCATATGTTAAGATCCTCGATAAGCTTGAGGATGAAGGTGACATTGTTTCTTATGAAGATCTTTGTGACAAATCTGGTTTTTGCTTTGAGATTAAACTAAAGCAAACCGGTAGTTCTTCTTGGAATGATGCTAAGATCATGTCTAAGTTTAAACTGAGTAAGCCATTATCTGAAAACCTAACGGTTATTGATTATGATGGTAAACTTCGTGAATACGATGATGAACGTCAGCTTATTAAAGACTTTGTTGATTATCGTATTGGTGTACTACAAAAGCGTATTGAGCTACGTAAACAAGAGTCGACCGAATCAGTTCGTTGGTTGAATGTTAAAATGGAATTTATTCAAGGTGTTCTTGACGATAAAATTCTATTTAAAAACAAAAACAAAAAGCAAGTTGGTACTCAAATTCTTGGTACTACCACTGCTCGAGCTGAAGATGTAGATCGTTTGCTTCGTATTAATATCATGAGTCTTACAGATGAAATGGTAAAGGAACTACTAAAGGAAATTAAATCAGCGAAGACTGAGTTAAAATTCTGGTCTAAAACAACACCTAAAGATCAGTTCGAATCTGACTTGGAAGGAATTGAGTAATGTTTAATAAAATTAAAAATATGTTTAGTAAAGGTAAACCTCAAGAAGAGATTGAAGAAATTCATTTTGGAAGTGATTCAACTATGCTACCTAGTGATTGGGTACCGGTTAACCAAATGACTACTTCTGAAGCTCTTGAAGTAATTCTAAATAAATTAGACATTATCGAAGATAAGCTAGATAAACTATGAAACTTGAAGTCTATAATTTAGATGAAACTTTAACAGAAAAATTCTTAAGTTTTTGTTGCAATGAGCTTAGTGCTTATCCTGATATGATTACTATTGAAGCAACAGACACTCCTCTCAGAAACGGTGCTCTTGGCCTTTGTTATGAGGTAGAGTTTAAAGACGAATACTATATTATAGTCTATAAAGGTGAAAGAAATATCACTGAGATATTCAATACTATATCGCATGAAATGATTCATGTTAAGCAATTTATGAATCAAAATCTAAGCAAAAGAATGAATGAACATATGCCAATATATGAAAAGCGTTGGTGGGAAAAAGAAGCTGAAGAAAAAAGCTTCAATCTAGTAAAAAAATATGTTGACATTCTATATGCTATGGTATAGATTAGGTATAAGTAAAGAGGAAACAAAATGGATATTATTGCGATGAACATTTTATTTTGGACTGGATGGATTAGTCTATCTCATCTACCAGAATATTTTATGCAAAAAGTTATTGACAACTATCCAACTAAGTGATAGTATATAAACAAGTTCAGTCTCCTTAGCTCAGTGGATAGAGCAACAGCCTTCTAAGCTGTGGGTCATAGGTTCGAATCCTATAGGGGACGCCAATATCGAAAAAAGGTTTGTAGTAGAGATTGGCAAACCAGAAACCTTGAAACACCCAAAGCCGAAAGGTGAGTACGCTGTTAGGCCAATCAAACTAATAGAGAGGAATGAAAATGAAACAAGGTGATGTAGTAACAGTTGTAGCAGCAACAGGCGAATATGTTGGTAAGCTGCTTAAAATAGATGAAACAGGCGTTGTACTTTCTGATCCTCGAATGATTACCTATAATGAACAAGGCATGGGATTTGCTCATGGTGTTGCAATGACAGGTAATCCTGATCCTAAAGAAGTTGTTATCCTTCAGGCTGTATTTGTTACAGAAACTAATAACGAGGTGGTTAAAGCCTGGCGTCAAGCAACATCGGGTATTATTACCCCTTAGGAGAATTTATGGAATATGTAATTCCTGCATTAGTTGGTATAGTAGCAATTGTATTTGGTTACGTTCTATATGAAGTATATCAAATATTGAAAATTGATTTTAAAATAGACGATTTAGACGATAACTAGGATACTTTATGCCAACTTATAGTTATCGTTGTAATAAATGCAAAGTTGAGTTTGACACTGTACAGAGAATGAGCGATGATAAACTTACACAATGTAAAGATTGCAAAACGGAAACATTAGAAAGAATTATAACATCCACTAATGGCTTTGAACTAAAAGGTAAAGGTTGGTTTAAAAGCGGTGGATATTAGCCCCCTTGGTGAAATGGTAGACACGAGACACTTAAAATGTCTTTCCTTCGGGAGTCCCGGTTCGAGTCCGGGAGGGGGCACCAAAATACTTAATCTTTAGGCGCTCTTCTTATTCCTAAGAGTTTTGAAGCTGGATACATATCGACTGATACTTCGTCTTCTTGGTTACCACCTAGTACGTAGTAATATAGTTTACCGTCAAGAGTTGTAGAGCTAACATAAAAGGCTACGTGACCTTGCCATCCAGAGTTTCCTCTT